TAGTTGGTTGTGCTGGTTCCTGTGGATCCATCCTCTGTTTTTAATTTTAACACGTTGCCATCACCAGTTTGTGTCACACTGATGGTTTGATCTGATCCTGACAAAGACGCTCTATTACCTGTTGCAGCCGCACCACTGGTACCACCCACTGTGTTGCCACTGCCTGTTTGTTCCACTGTGACGTTAGATGACGAACCCACTTGGTCAATATAAATCAAATTATCATCAGACAAAGCTGATGTTGAATATAGTATGGTAACCAAGCAAGGAATTATTATTTTCATATTTTTCATTTTTGTTCCTCTTGTTTTTTGTTTAATTGTTGGTTATTATTTTCATACCACTCGTCTAGGTTCTCAGGTTTAGGATCTTTAAAACTCCAAATACCTTTGCGCTCGCCTTCATTTATTAATTCCACCACTGCTGCCTCGACTGTGGCCTTTACTGCCAGAGTGGTGGGTTCGTTGATAGTAAGTCCTGTCTCAGCTTCAAAAAATGCAGTGCCGCCTCTGAATGCTTTTAATATAGCAATGCTGTCTGCTGTGCTGTAAATTGTCTTGCTCACTGTGATGGTGGCCAACACCTTGCCGCTGCTCACTGATACTGCTCTTAAACTGATGGTCACTACGTCTTTGGAATATTGTGATTGTGGTCCTATGCCCAACCATTTGTAAGCAGCTCCACCTGACTCCATACCGCTGTCGTAGCCTATGATGCCACCTTCCACAATGATGCCTGCAAATTGCAATGGTGGCACACTCTTGGCATTGCCGCCCTCATACATGTCTCTCATCTGTTTGATGATGGTTCTCTCTTTGATCAGGTTGTCTACGTTCACTCGTTCTACCACATCAAACCACTGACCCTTGCCCACGTCCTGCAGAGCCTTGATCAGGAATGGTTCGGCACCCTGTGTGACCGCTGTGGAGAAACTGGCCACGTTGGGAGTGTTCCTGCGCTGTCCTGTTTTGTCTTGAAAACTGTACACTGCCACAGTGATCTTCTTCTGTGCTGGTGTAGGTACTGTGTCAAATTCTTTTTGCATTTTCATCTCAGTGATTTCAGGTTTGCTTTCCATGCCACCCTTCTGCATCACTGCACAGTTGCTCAGCAATAATAATCCCAATGTCAAAGCAATTTTTATCATATTAATTAAATGTAAATTGTCCCAACGGCACTTCTATGGTGGTGTTGTTGCCCAGAGTATCTGTCACCATCAACGTGATGCTCGTGGTGCCGTTCTTGTTCCAGTATATGGTGTTGCCTTGAAAAGTCATGCTGCCAGTGGTGGCAGCTCCATCTGCAAACATAGCAGTGGCTAAATTTTGACTGATCTGTGCGTAAATTCTTGATTCCAAATTGACCATGAACTGATTGATTGGAGTGTTCTTGGCCTCTGCCTTTAGCGCCGCAACTTTGGCTTCCATGGCCTGTTGAATTTCTTTGGCACGAGTTTGTTCCAGGTTATACTTGGTCAACTCGTGAGTGCTGTAACCATTGCCATTAAAAGCTGGGCTTTTGAATGAGTAGTCAGGCAATGGTCCAGCAAGGGAGTAGTCTGCAGCTAAGAATATAGCTAGAGCCACACTGATAGGTTTAAGTATGTTTGATATTGTCATGACTTAATATTTACAGCAATAATGTACGCAGTTATCTAGGTATATAATTTTTAACTCATCATTTAAAATCTTGTTGATGTGAATTAAATATGATTACCACACATTGGGAGGATCACTATGGCTAAACTTAATCAAAATAAAATTGACAAACTATTTGAACAAATTGATGACTCTATAGAAAAAATACAAGAAAAACAAGCTGAGATTAAATCAATCATTGAAAACTACATTTACGAAATAGATTCAGACGAAGAAGATACTGATTCTGATGATTCTTATTTTGAAGATGAGGATGATACTGATGAGGACAGCGAAGACAGTGAAGACAGTGAAGACGAGTCTGATGAAGATATAGAAGATCTTGACGAAGAAATAGACGTAGATTTTGAAGACGAAGACGAAAAACCTGCCAAAAAAAAGAAAAAATAAATTTAATTCCCGGGCTCACAGTGCTTTTTTGGCACTGTGAAGCCTTTTCCAAACACACATAATATAGTATAATATAAGTACATTCAATATGTACTATAAAATATTATTAATTTTAATTTTATCAATCACAGGAGTTTGGGCAAATCCTATAGATGACCAATGTCCACAACACGTGCTTTTAGGTGCACCAGTTTCTAAAATCAAACAGAACACTCAATATCTTTGCAAAATCAATTATGCTGTTCATTATAGATACGACACCAAGACAGCAGAATATGTGGTAGAGCATGTGACCTTAGAAGGTACCACAGGCACATTCAAACGCAAAGACGACTTCAGACCAGATCCTGCCATACCCACACAACACAATGCTTCATTGAAAGATTACGCAGGCCATCCTTATGATCGAGGACATCTTGCTCCAGCAGGCAACAACACACAGAGTGAACAGGCAATGAGTGAAAGTTTCTTTCTATCCAACATGGTGCCACAGGTGCCCAATCACAACAGAGGCATATGGAAACAGTTGGAAACATTTGTGAGAGAATGGGCGGTGGACAATGGCATGGATCTATATGTGATCACGGGCACAGTGTACAACAAAGAATTCAAAACCATAGGCGAAGGCCGAGTGGGGGTGCCTGATCAATTGTGGAAAGTGATTATTGATAGAAAAGAAGGCAAAGCCATTGCATTCATATTTCCCAACACAGCTCTACCTGTGGAAGATCTTCCCAAATATGCCACCACAGTAGAAGCAGTGGAAAAACTCACAGGCATAAACTTCATGCCTAAGTTGCCCAAAGAAAAAGCCAAGATAGAAAAGACTAAACCTGATCTAAGAAAATGGCCAAAATTATTAAATTAATTTTTTCTTCTTTATTATTAATTTCAATCACTGTTACATCTTTTTCTTTAGAACCTCACCAAGAACCCGGCGTAATTGGATTGATGTATCACAAGTTTGACGAAAACAAATATCCCTCAACCAATGTCAAAGTCAAAGAGTTTGAAAAACAGATCCGGATGATACGCAAGATGAATCTAGATTTTATCTCCATAGAAGAGTTGGACGACTACATGCATGGGCACAGAGAACTGTACAATAAAAGAGTGCTATTAACTGTGGATGATGCCTGGGCCAGTTTCTACAAACATGCTTGGCCCATACTGAAAAAAGAAGGCATACCTTTTGTGCTGTTCTTGAACACCAGAGAAATTAATTCTAAGAATCGCAATTACATGACCTGGGCACAGGTGCGAGAGATACACGAGTCTGGATTGGGAGTGATAGGACATCATTCATACTCACATGATTATCTAATGAACAAAAGCCGAGATGAGATACAGAATGATCTATGGCAGGCTAACAAAGACTTTCAGAGAGAGCTGGGATCCATACCCGAGTATTTCTCATATCCATTTGGAGAGTATGGCCTGGAGTTCAAAGAGATGGTCAGAGGCATGGGATTCAGATTGGCATTTGGACAGCATTCAGGAGTGATGGACAGTGTTAAAGACAAGTTTGAACTGCCACGATTCCCCATCAACGAGAATTGGGGCAAGGCTGACAGATTTGAAATGGTGTTGAACACACTGCCCATGCCCTATGTACGATTCCTACCTGCAGACAAGAAAGTGTCAGAGTTCAATAACCCACCACAGCTGGAGATAGAGTTTGTGCCAGGGTTGAAGAATCTCAAGCACATAGTGTGTACCACCAATGACGGAGACAGTTGGCCCACTGTGCCACTGAGATTCACGGGAGAAAACACAGTGGTCATAGAACCTTTGAATCCTTATAAAGTAAGAACTGCCAGGATCAACTGCAGTTTCGCCGACAGTGCCAAGAAGTTTCGTTGGCTGGGCATACAGTTTGTGTTGCCACACATAACTGCTGACAAGTAAAACATTAAATAACAGCATGGAAAAGAAACACCAGCAGGTGACGAACCCTTGCATTCAAATATGCTCCATTGACTGGGAGAGTGGTTTGTGCATGGGCTGCTCACGAACAGCAGACGAGATCAATAACTGGCACAAGATGACTGCTGAAGAACAATTAAAAGTTATTAAAGAATTGAAAAATAGATAATAAAAATATTAAACAAAGGCCACGTGAGTGATGGTGGGATATTTTTGTTTGATTTTTCTTGCTTGTTGGCTCAATTGTAATATTAAATCATTAAGACGACCTTGAGGTTTACCTATATCATAAACTGTGGCTCCTGAATCTTTTTTATTCACTGTGGTTGTTCTAGCTGAGCTGGGTTTACCAATGTGTTTTTGTAACCATTGTGTGGCAAGATTAATGAATACCTCTATTTTAACAGGCTCTGAATTTTCAAAATCTGGATTCATTCCCAATGCTGTCAAAACTTCTCTAGCAGTGCTGTTGCTCAGATGAGGACCTTCCACATCTGCATCAGAAGCATATCCCTGAGGAAAATTCCATGCTTTGAGTTCTTCGTCTTTGAAAAATCCAGACAAACCAGCACCTTCAGATATGAATTCAGATATTTTCATTTTAGGTTAGATAGATATCTACTTTATGCTCTTTTTTGTTTTCACAGTGATCACAGTCACACTTTTCACATATTTGACATTCAGCACATTCTTGTTCACAATGATGTTCACAAGAACACTTAGAACAAATACATTCAATCATGTATTAATTAACTTCTGTGTGGGGGATTGACTCCAGCACAGCATTGCGTATCCATGGATACCAGTATGCAGTGACCATGTCTGTGATCTGATAGGTGTTGTTCCACACACATTCCATCCATTCCAATTCGTAGGTATATTCTTGAAAATTGCCAGCGTTGGGCCCAATTTTATCGTTGTATCCGTGTGTGTGCATGCAATTATTTATCGTGAATGGATCACTTAAAAAATTTATTATATTTGCACTTAATGTGTTTAGGCATCGTCCTTAACATCAGGCACCACAAACAGATCCACACCTTCTTCTATCAATTTGCGTGCTTCTTCCTCGCTAGGAGTTCCATAAAAACGATCATCACGTTCACCATGTTCGTATTTTTTAACTTCTTTCACAAAGCGATCACCCACAAATTCATATTCACGTTTGACATGATCACGTATGGTACGCATCATTTCTTTCACTCTAGTGCCCATCATCATTTCTGTAGGAGACTGCACTTGATCTTTTAATGCATCCAAGCGTTCTTGACGTGTGGACTTTTTGGTTTTGATTTTTTTATTTTTGCCCACTCTGGGTGACATGATGTCACGATCCACTTGTTTGGTGCCACACATGGGGCACTGCAATTGTCCTTTTTCTTTTTGTGTGTCAAATTGTGCTATGCTGGGAAACCATCCTTCAAATTGGTGTTGGTTACCACAGCATAATTGGTATAGTATGGCCATATACATTAATTATCATTTCAGAATAAGTTGTTAATTTTTTTTTCACAATAAATATTTCAAAACAAAGGATTCAATCATGCCAAAAATGAAAACATACCAATTTGATTATTTTGAACAAGGCACAATCAAAAAAGATTCTATTGATGCACTCAGCTGGAAAAGAGCAGTGAAACAATTTCAATCCAAAGTCAAAGTGTCAGATGCACAAGTGACCTATCTCACCAAGCGAGGTGAACCCATGAGCTACTGGATGGATCTACCCGTTGGTCGCAAAAGAAAATTAGGACTGGATAAGAAACCCAAGAAAAAAGGTCTGTCGGGTAGACGTTAAACCATCATGAAAACTTCTGTGTACACTGTGGGCAGTCGTCAGTCAGACCTGGCCATGGTGCAAACACAGTGGGCACTGAAAGGTTTATCCATACCCACCACAATCAAACAAATTGTCAGCACTGGAGATCTAGTAACTGATAGACCCTTGAGTGAAGTAGGCGGCAAAGGTGCTTTTTGTAGAGAGTTAGAACAAGCATTGCTGGCAGGTGAAGTGGATTGTGTAATACACAGTGCTAAAGATGTGCCTACTCAAGTGCAACCAGGCACCACACTGTTGGGCTGTGTGTGGCGAAGAGATGATCGTAGAGATTGTGTGCTGAGTGCTTATAATTCTTACACTGAAATTCCCAGCTACACTCGCGTAGGCACCAGCAGTGCCAGACGTGCTGCTCAGTTTCGATTGTTGAGACCAGATGTAGAAGTGGTCAGTCTACGAGGCAACATCGGTACTAGATTAAAAAAATTAATTGATGGAGAATATTCTGCCATCATTATGGCTGAGTGTGCTGTGCAACGTTTGAATTTATTAGACACACAGAACAATTGGAATCATCCCACATGGAGTGGAGCTCACGAAATATTACCAAACGAATTGATGTTGCCTGCTGCTGGTGCTGGTTGTGTGGTGGTTCAAATCAGAGACAAAGATCAACGTTCATGGGATCTTTGGCAACCATTCTTACTACCAGAGGAAACTATTGAATTGTGGTGTGAACGAGCAGTGCTGGCTGGCATCAACGGTGATTGTGACACAGCAGCCGGAGTAGTGGCCCAAGTAAAAAATCAAAACCTAACCATTCAAGCAGGATGGTGGGATCAGGATATTTGGTGGCAGGCACAAGCTGAATCTGATGTGAGTGAATGGCAGCAGTGTGTAAAAACGGTGGTGGACAAACTGTGGGCACACACCATTCAATACCCCTAAAAAACACCATTTAATTCCCATACACACGTCTTTATACGGGTCAATATAACAAACATGAACTAAGAACAATCAATACGCAAATACCACATTATCATGAAGGAAATCAATCAAAACACAATGCAATAACTACTATAAAATGTCTAAACATATTACCAATTTATTAGGACCAAATCAATTGAATTTGGCTCAGCAACAACTGGCCAGTCCAGGAGTGGTTTGGTACCATATGACCACCACAGCACTGCCCACAGAAAAAGGCGAGTATGCTGGCAGTTTCAGTCACTTGATTTATAAAAATGAACAAGGACCTGTCAGCAATCTTTTTGATGCTGCATTTAATATTCTATGCGTGGCTTTGGATAAAGAAGGAGTGATACTGAAAGATTTGTATCGCATACGTTTGGGATTGATCACACGCACACCGTATTTGGTCACTCATGATGCACACATTGATGATGGACGTCCACACCAAACAGGATTATTTTATGTGATAGAGTCTGATGGTGATACTTTAATTTATAATGAAAGAAAAGAAAGTGAAAAATACACAGTGCAAGAATCTGTGAAACCTGTGTGCAACACATGGCACAGTTTTGATGGTACTCAATTTCACAGCAGTCAAACTCCAATAGCCAATGAGAGAAGAATAGTTTTGACATTCAATTATACTACTTTATAATTAATCTAACAGCATTTTACATTTACATTCTGATTAATAAATATCTAGTCATCATTCATAGAATGATGTCTTAACTCAAACAAGGGAGAATAGGCTATGAAGGCTATAATCAATACAATCACAGGAGTGATTGACACAATCAAACAATTTATTTCTAGTAAAACAGTAAGTGTTAGGGTGATTGTAAGAAAAGTTGTAATCAACAAATAATATCTAAAAATAAACAGAGCTGAATACTTCTTTCTGAAGTCAGCCATCAATATCTGCACGGAGTTGATTTCCGTGCAGGTATTATTCTTTGTCTTGTCCTAAATTATTTAGAAATTGTCGCAGTTTGGTAGAGTCTGTTTCTGTTTTGGGTTTAACAATATTAACACCTTGAGTGGGATCCACTGGCATTGAATCAGACTGAACATCATCTGACACTGTGCTGGACTTTTTTAAACTGTCAAATATTTTGGATTTTCTGCTGTCAAACTCTTTGTATTCTTCGTCTTCTGGTAAGTCTCTGATTCTTAAAGAATCAAGATCAAATTCTAAATCAATCTTTTGACCTACACCGCTGGATGATCTAGTTTTCATCAATTGTATTTGATATCTACCACGTTCTCTCATTGCTCTGGATGTGAATATACCAAACACATTGTCTGCTGTTTGTATTTTGGATAATCCACCAGCTATGTGTGAATGATCAAATTCAATCTCCTCCACAGCACCTCTGTTCAATTGAGAAGCTGTTACAAATATAGTTTGTAAGTCCATGGACAAATTTCTTAATTCTTCTGATACAAATTTATCTTTAACAAACAAATCACTAGGACTAACTTTTCTACTGATTGGCATCATAAGATCCAAATAATCCACCAATATCACATCAAATTTTTTATTGTTTTTAATTTCAAATTCTTTAATATAACTTCTAATATCGTTGGCATTCTTACCGCTGGACATGTATTTGATCTGAAAACTGCCAGACTTTTTACCCAACAACTTGACTTTCATCTCCACACCATCTAAATCTTTGAAAATTTCTCTAGAAGGAATGTTGGTCATCATACTGTCCAATCTCATTGCTACTAATCCTTCTCCCAATTCAAAAGTTAGATACAGCACATTCAATCCAGACAATGCCCAGTTACAACCTAAGTTGGCCAAGAATAAAGATTTACCTGCTCCTGATCCTCCAGCAAATATATTCAACTCACCTCTGTTGAAACCACCAAATAATTTTTTGTCTAATGTTTTCCAACCAGTGCTGACCTGACCGTTGTTGTCTTTGAGTGATTTTAATCTACCTTTGGGATCCTCCCAATAGTTGATTCCTAAGTCTTTGTTCAATCCAATCTGCACAGCCTTCTTGACCAAGTCTTCCACAGGACCATATTCACCTTTTTCCAACATATCTGCTGATTTTAATATGGCACGTTCTAATCCTTTGTGTCTAATAAATGTTTCAAAATCATCCAACAACCAATCAAAGTGTTGTTCATTAAGATTGCTGGGAACTTTTAATTCAGTTTT